ACTATATTCATTGAGATAATGATCTATCGGTTTCTTTATTTTATCAAGAAACTCCATTCCAATACTATTCCATGCCTTTAAACTATAATCATAGGATAAATTGGTAGTTATATGATCTGCGTCAACAGTTCTTTTTCCCTCTATATTTTTCTCATTAGACATTATTGACTTTTCAGTCATATCATTAATATCACGAATAAAGTCTTTACATTCTTCAGGCGTAAAAACATCATCATAAACTTCAATACAATCCTTCAACATAATAAACGATAATACTAATTTATATATCTACGATACGTCAGCACTATTCTTTGTTCCACCAACCACACTACCATTATTATTTAAAGTGTAAGTATTGGAAGCACCTACTGATCTTAATGCTGTTCCATTACCTCCACCAACTCCGTTATCAGAACAACCAGCATCACATTGTCCTGTTGTACCATCTGCGGCATCGGCACTAGAATCTCCACCATCTCCACCTCGTTTATTAGCAGTTGTTGATCCATTACCACTAGAACCACCAGCAGTTCTCGTACCAGCATTTCCAGCTACTGCTGCAGCACCATCACCAAAATGACCACTACCTGCTGCTCCACCAGCTCCTACTGGCCAACCAGCACCACCACCTCCACCAGTTCCAGGATATGGGTGACCACCACCACCTTTTTCATCAAAGTAACTACCGCCACCACCTCCACCGCCACCGTATCCAGCACGAATGACTGCGGAAGAATTAACATTTATTACTGTCTTATTACTACTAGTTCCAAATTGAATACCTAAACCACTAGTACCTTCTCTACCATGTTTAATGTTACCAGCATCATTAGCTGGGTTATTACCTTTACCACCTTGACCACCAGCACCACGTAATCTAGCAGAATCACCAAGATCAATTACCATCTTTGTGGTAGAATCCCAACCAGTTCCAGTTCTCAACGCACATTTACCACGTTGAACTTCCTTAGCTGCTGCGTTTGCTCCATATCCACCAGATTCTGATCCTATCTCTTTATTTACATGTATGATTACTTTACTATTAGCATCTTTTTTAGTTGCATTAGTATCACCAACTACAACAACATTATCATTATTCCATTGAGCTCTGGCATTAACATGATAATCCGTATTCACATTATCATCCCAACAATTAACAACAACATTTAATTGTTTGCTATAAAAATCACTAAATTTAAGTGCTCCTGATGTTGGTATTCCAGTATCTAAAGGAAGATCACCTAAATCCCATCCTGTTTCATTAGTTGCATTTCTATAATTACCAAACTTATTATCCGTTGGATAACCAAATTCTGCTGCTATTTCAGAGAATTTTAAAAAAGTACCAGATGCTTTAATAGTCATTCTACACTGCTCCGTCCGTCACCTCTCTCCACGCACTTCCATTATATACATTTAATTTATTTGTACTTGTATTAAAGATCAATGCTCCAGCAACTAAACCAGTTAAATTACCTCTTCCAGTATTATCAAGTAGAGGTGGAATCATAAATCGGTTAGTTATATTAGCATCAGGATTACTACTTGTTCCTCCAGCAGAACTAAAATCAACTGTAGATTTTAATGTAGTAGTTCCTATACCCACTGAAGAAAGAACAGATGCTGAGTCTGGTACAGCAAATTTTACATCAGTAAACGTTTTATGAGTACAAACACCGACATTACCATCAGTAGTAACATAAAATCTTGCTCCATTAAGATTATTAACCTTTAACCTATCTCCACCAGATGTAAGACCAATTCCAATACCATCAGTAGTTTGTAATAAGGCAACAGTATTAACTCCCGCTGATGAATTTACCAATCCAGTAACATTACCAGTAAGATTACCAGTAACATTACCAGTAAATGCTCCTGCAGATAAAGTTAAACTACCACCAACAAGTAAATCATTTCCGCATGTAACATCACCTACAAAGGTTGATATACCTGATACATGTAATGGATATTCAGGTAGTGTTATACCAATACCTAACTTACCATCATTGGTAAGAGTCATTACTGGACTATTATACTTAGTCCAATAGAAATTTCCAATATTAGAAGCTTGATTGGTAGCATCTAAATTAAAATTAATATTACCAGTATCGTAATTTAATATATCTAATGATTTTCTTGTACTATAAGGGAATCCTACACTTTCATTACCATATCTTAGAGAACCATATTTCAAAGATAAATTATTAGTTCCTCCACCAAGGCTAGCAACAGTTAATTCACCATACGCAGAAACCCCTATTCCAGTTGTTTGGAATTTAAGAGCATTGTCATAGAATAATTTAACATTACCATCAGAATCAGCAATAAGTAAATCTTCTTCACTACCATTCTTCTTAACATTGAATAATGCTGATTTTAAAATAACATCATTATTAAAAGCAGAGATTATTCCAGCAGTACCAATCTGTATATCACCACTAAATGTGGACACACCAGTGTTACTAAGACCACCTATAACAGCAGTATTAGTAAGATATAAATTTCTCCAATGGAATGTTGCTCCACCAGCAGCCCATCCCAAATCATATTTACTAGCACCACTCTGATCAGGAATTAAATTACTTTTTATAGAAGCACCAACATTTAATCTATCAGAAAGAGCATTTCCAATATTAACACTACCTGTAAATGTAGCTAGACCAACAAATGTAGAGACACCAGATACATTTAGACTACCAATACCAGCATTTCCTGCTACATCTATATCTCCATTAGCATCTATATTACCACCAAAAGTAGAGACACCAGATATATCAAATTGTTTTGCGAATAGAGTAGTTCCCGTTACAGTTGCTATACCAGTTACAGTTAAATTATCATCTACTTTTGTTTCACCAGTTGCTGAATCAAGTGTGAGATCTCCAGTTGCGGTATCTATCTCACCATCATTAGTTGAATTTGCTATTCTAATTTCACCAATATGTGCTTCAGAGAATGGTTTCCCAGATGTACCAATATAAGCACCTTCATCTACATCAGGAACAATACCAGTATTAAAATTAGCAACACCATTAAATGTAGAGACACCAGTAACAACTAGATTTTGTGCTACATCTATAGATCCATTAGCATCAATATTATTACCAAATGTTGAGAATCCTGTTATTTTTATATGTCCATCTACATCCAAGTTTGATGATGGTATTGTACTATTAATACCAATTTTTGCTGTAGTTGAAAGTGTACCTGCTTGAGTTACCCATCCATCTGTTGCTATAGCAACTATATTACTTAACCCAGAAGCATCACCAACAAATTTAGTTGCTGTTACTACACCACTTGAAGCATCTAACTTTATATTACCTACTGTTACAATTCCAGTAACACCTACATCTACTAATGAGGCAATACCAGAAACTCTCGCATTTCCATAAACATCTAATAATTTTCCTGGTAAGGTGGTTCCTATCCCCACCAAACCATTTGAATCTATGATGAAGTTGTCGTCGTCAACTTGTACACCATTTCTAAAATTGAATGACTTAGTATAATTTGCCATTATTTCTTTTTAGTTATTTATCTGATAATTTTTGTTCCAAATTTTCAACTTTTGCTGAAAGTTCTTTGACTGCCTCAATGAGTAGAGGAACAAGTTTTTCATATTGAACAGTTAGATACTCTTTATTACTTGGAGCAGGTTTAACTGCTTCTGGTAATACTGCTTGAATTTCCTGTGCGGATACACCAGCAAATCTTTGATCTCCTGTATCAATATTACACTCAACTTTAGCAGTTTCATTATGTTTATAGGTAAATCCATTAATAGATTTAACTTTATCAAGAGCTTTTGTTATAGGTGAAATCTCATCCTTAAGTCTAATATCGGAAGTTAATGCTGTAATGTCACCAGTAACTTCTAAAGCACCTGTTATAGTTACACCACCACTAACAGTTTCAAATACCTTTGCTCCACCATACATCAATTCGCAACGACCAGCACCACCAGTTGAGTTCTTCTCAAATTTTGCTATTGTCTGAGCACTACTACCATTAGGGTCTTCTATATAAAATCCCTTACCAGCAGTATCCTTAACACGAAGTGTTAATGAACCCTCCTTAACATCTATACTACCATCAGTAGCATTATGATATATGTCTAATGTATCAGCACCAAAATCCAGAGTACCAGTTACGGTAACACCACTGGTAGTTGCTTCTGCTCTTGTAGTACTAGCAGAATCTATAAGTTTAGAAGTATCAATTGTAGCCCATTGACCAATACCATTCAAATATGTGGTACTATCAGCAGTACCACCACCTAATTTTGTAGTGGTAATAATACCAGTTATATTAGTATCATCAAGATTGGTTATGTTAGAACCATCACCATAGAAGTAACCAGCAGTGGCTATTCCTGTCAATACCACTCCCGTTTGAGTAGTTTGTAATTTTTTTGCTCCATTATGGTATAATCGAACATGAGAATTAGCAGTAGCAGTAATCATATTCTCAAAATTCGTTGGACCATCACCTGTTCTATTATTAATTACTATAGATCCATCTCTTGTCTCAAATAATAAAGTATTAGAATTTATAGATCTAATAACATTAGTATTATTACCAGACTGGGTTGATCCATGATATATTTCTAGATCATTACTATCACCAAATATTATTTTACTATCATCAGGAAGTTTAATAGATGAACCAGCACCAATATTGACTGTTCCACCAATACCAACACCACCTTTAACTACAAGAGCACCAGATGTATAACTTGTTGATTCTGTTGTATCCTTAATTTTAACTTGTGCTTTATTCTGAACTTCATTGTTGAATGTTACTGGACCATCAAATTCTGATAATGATGTATTAGATTTACCACCCTCTACAACTAATCTTTCTTTAACTGTAACTTCATCAAATACTACACTCAATCTACCAGGATCTTGACCTGCTATTGTTGGTACAGGAACATCAAATGATGTATTCTCTCCAGTTAATGCTGATTGTTTTTGGTTACCTACATAGAAGTCACCTTTATTATTCATACCAGTGTAGACAACAGCACCAGCACCCCTTTCTTGAGATTGTGAAAGGAATTCTTCTTCCTCTGTAAGAGTTTTTACCTGAACCTGTGGTAGTGATGTTGAATAGTTACCTGGTCCATAACCAAGATATTCAAATGTATGACCAGAAGCACGTAATATAGAAGGTCTATGGAATTCAATAGGTATTGGTTTAATTCTGTTTATTAATGAATCTTCAGAATGAGATGTAATCGTTGTACCAAATACTCCACGAATAACTGCAAGTTGATTACTAGATCCACCAGTCAAAACCCTACTGGCACATCTCATTATCTCATCATTAATCTGAATATAAGAACCATAAGGGAATCTCTGGATCATATTTTGAAGAGTAGGTACTAATGTTACAAACGTACTGCTTGTAGTCATATCAGCCTTAATTTGGCTACTCATACCATCAAATAATGGAATACCCCTAACAGTTAAATTCTCATCACCTTTTTCAGAAACAGTATCATTAGAAGAGAAAGCATGTTTTAATACAGTACCTACTATAGTACCAGCACTCCAACCAGTAATTGCTTTAAATGTTGTTACACCAACATTTTCGGTTACAGTAAATGCCCCTAGATCATTATTGGAAGCATCCTTTACTTGGAATTGACTTCCAACATTCATATCATGTGTGTCATTAGTAAATGTACTAGTTCCACTAGCATCAGTTTGAATAATATTAACCGAATCAATTCCACTTATAAAAGCATATTGATCAGTAGTCGGTAATGTATCACCTACTGTTGCGGCAATAGCAACTTTATTTTTTGCTGGTGTACTTTTAATTTCAAAATATCCATCAGCAGTTGATTCAGAACCAGTAAATTGAACCACTAAGCTGGTAAGAAGAGATAGTTGATTTACATCCAACCCACCACTAGTAGGTGATGTTGTATTCTGAAGTCTTCCATTAGAACCACTAGATCCTATGACACTCTTATCAAAGTATCCATAAGAACTCATTTGCCAACCTGAACCTGGAGTGGTTACCTCTGAATATGTTATAGATCCACCACTAACAATAACTTTTGCTCTAGTACCATTCCATGTTGAATCATTCTGAGTTCCTTCGCTTGTATATACCTTTACATTATAATAAGTTCCATCATTAAATCCAGTGCTACCAGAATGAACATTAGCAGTTAATATACCAGCTAAATTGTGGTTATTGCTTAATGTTATTGTAGATATTCCGTTAGATAAACCACTTACAGAAGATACATCAATACCCAATCCAATCTTTTTAACTAACTTATCAACACTTTCTCTGGTAATACTATTTTGAAGATCATTAGTTACAACTTTACCAAGTGGAGATCTTACAGCAAATGTTTTTGCTGCTTTTGGATTGGCATCAATATTATCTCTATCAAGTTGTGGATATAAATCAGTAACATTTTGACTGTAATTATATGTTGTAAATTCTTCAGGAACAGATACACTAGCATTTAATGGATAACCATGATAAACACCATCTTGTCCTGTTGCTCCACCAATATACTCTTCAAATATTTCATTCCTATACAAATAGATATTAGATTTTAAATCAGTCCTTTCAAATCTAGGTAACGAAGTATTTCTAGTATTAAAATCATTTGTTACTGATGTCTGTAATGTTTTATTTGGATTGTATGTAAACTCAGAAGTATTAATAACTGAACTAACAGTAAATTCACCATTATATCCACTATTAGCAGCACCAACAGTATTATCTGTAGTAGTGACATTCTTAATAGTTACTATATCACCAACATTCAATTTATGTGGTTGATCTGCTGATATAGTAACCAATTTTGTACCAGTATCATAAGTACAAGAACTGATAAAACTTGGATTCCTATTATAACCAAAATCATCTCTTGTTAATGTATTATTCTTTGTGAAATCACCATCAGTTCTAACACCTGTTGTAGTAGATTCTTGAAGAATAAATCCACTTTCAGGATTCTTTGAATTAGTCAATTCTTTTGGAATCGACATTCTTAACTTATAAATTTTATCATCTAAATTTCTAGTATCAGCAATCCTTGTAAAGAATGTAGGTTCTGTTCTATCCTCAGTTACACTTCCTAAGTTACTATAGATTGAACTATTGTTATTTGTTTTAATATACCAAGAGTTATTATTCTTATCCCATTGAATTGGATGTCCAACATCTCCAGAAGATTTGTCAGTAACTCTACTCAATACTTTAAGATTAGATCCACCATATACATTAATCTCTTGATCAGAATCAGCATTAGTTTTAGAAGATGCTAATTTAAATTGACTATTAGAAACCCATATAACATAATATACTGTATCATTTTTAATATTTTCTGGAAGATCTCCATCAGTACTCTGTATAATAACTTTTTCACCTGTAGCAAGTGAGTGATTTCCACTTACTAAAGAAAATACATTATTAGATGGTGCGTTTATATTATATTCTTTTACACTAGAAGTATTTGTACTTCCATCCTTATTAATCATATAAATGGATGCTTCTCTAGCAACACCACCAATATGAACAAATAATTTATCATTCTTTTTAGCACCTATCCGATAACCTTGTGTTAAGAAAGGTGGTTTAATATTCTCATCATTAAACCCATACAAATAAAGACTACTATTAATACCTACTGCAGTTGTCACTCCTGTATTAATTGATAACCAATCAATGTTTTCTTCTGTTGATGAGATTGATCTAGGAGTTATAATATGAGTTAGATATGCTTTATCATCTTTTTCAAAAGCATCCCTTTTAAATCCATCAGCAACTAAAGCCAACTGACCAAAGTTGGAGTTAGAGTTAGTAATTGAAGCATCACCACCACTTTCGGCATTAAAGTGTTTATTATATCCAATAGCAAATACAGATACTATTTGTAAAATAGCATCATTAGAAATAGTAACGTGAGCAGTCTCCCATCCACTTCTATAAATTGCGTCAGAATCTAAATGATATGCTGTATTTGGATTTGTTGATGATGAATTTAATGATAATGTAGTTCCATAAGATGTATCAACTGTTGCTGGACTATAATTTCTATTAGATTGACTATACTTAACAAATGCTCTATCATCTTTTTGAAGCGAAATACCAGTAAACTGGGCAACAACCATTGATTTAAATCCTGTTGATTTGTTACCATCAGCAACCATACCATTCATACCATAAACTGATCTCAATGAACAGTTAAAGATATAAGGTGAAGATCCATCTACTGTATCAGTTTCAACAGTAACAATAGCATTAAGAACATTAGTTGCTGGAGTATCTAATTCATTATCATAAGTTGGAAGTGAATATTTAAATACTTTAGGATTTGTAGCATCAACTTCAGTAACTTTTGCTGATATATTATATGCCGCTGGTTCAACATTTTGTATCTTGATAGGAGTTCCTACTTCAAGATTATGATTTGTTAATGTAGTTACAGTAACTGAGTTTGAAGGTACACCATTACTACCTGATTCTACTTTTGTTAATCTAATAGAATCATTAGCAAATGCTCCAACAATTTCATATTCAGGTCTTCTAGATTTGAATCCTTCAGTACTTGCTGGATATTTCTCTTCAACATTTCTAGTAGAAGCAGCATTATAAGCTGTAGATAACTTATAATAATACATGTCAAGATCAGTAGTTCCAGATCTTGCCCACTTATTTACACCATCAGCATATTCAAAACATGTTAATTTATGGTGAGAAAATGTTGGTTTTGATATGTTAGTAGTTGATGTAAACTCAGAATTATTTGTATAAACTAAACTACTGTCATCACCATCAAAAATAGAGAATTGCCAGAAATAGCAACCACCAGTTATTCTGAATATAGCAGACTTTGGTGTATCATTAGTTGGGTTTGGTACATATTTTGGTCTTATCTTTGTCTTTCTTAAATCTAATCCAACAATAGATACACCTCTTGGTACAATTACACCACCATGAATACTATTAAATTTATAAAGTATATTATTTTCTTGACTTAAATCAAAAGTAGAATCTAATGATAAATTAAATACATCTGCGTTTACCTGAGATCCTGCAGGACTTACACCTTTTGCTCCTCCAGAGTTCTCTATTCCATATCCTGGCCTATTGTCAACTATATGCTCACCTGGCATTAAGAGAATAGTTGTTTTCTCTATAGCATCATTATTATTACCTATATTATAAGAAAATCTAGCTGCCTCAATAAGTGCTCTTTGAAGAGTCTTAAATGGTCTAGTTTGTGAATTTCCCTCGTTAGTGATACTATCCGTAGAATCTAAATCACTTGGACTAACGTATAGAATACGACCTTCTACATTCTTGAGAAAATTATCTAACTTATTCAGTGGCATGAGTCTACTGATTTATAAAACATTGCTATGTTCTATTTAGTAGGTTAACTTTCGGCACCTCCACCAGTCCTTAAAAGACGTATCCATTCTTCTTCACTTATTTCTTCTTTTTTCTTTTCTCTTTTAATATCATCGTGAAGACGTTTCAAAGCTTCAGCATTTTTATCCATTAAAATCTCCAATCCCTCGATATTTATACATCAGTATATACCAATCTATCTTCAGGGCAAGTGGCACGAACAACACTCAACACATTCATGAATTGTTCTGTATTATCGCATACAATTTCCTTAGTATCTCCTTCATTTGAATAGAGATAAAAAGTTTTCTTGGTGGGGTCAACCACACATTTCATTAAATATTCTTCATCCATCCACGCAGTAATATGACTCATTCAGAGTATATCACATGATATATCATGTGTCAAGTTACAATACAAATTTTTCTGGCCAAGTGAAAGATGTTGGAAATCCTACTTGTTTTGTAAGATCCAATAAAGCAGTTCTATAAGCTTTTACTTTATCTTGCTGTTCTGTAGTCATACTGTCCCATCTTAAAGGATTTGATACTATTCTGTCAACATGCTCCATAAGTCTAGTATCCCTTTCATCTCTAATTTCATCAGCATACATTTTGTCTATTTGCTCTTGAGGAACAGTATTCCAATCACCCTTTGTAAAATTCCATGTATGAAGTGGTGTTGGTCTCAATCCAACTTCTATTGTACCTTCAGGATATGATGCAATCATATCAGGAGGGGGATCACTTATTGTTACCCAATATTCTCCATCTGGAGATACAAAACCATGTTCAGCCATTTTTAAAACCTCCTATAAAATTAACGAAATTCTGACCAAGTACGATACCCAGTCGTACAATAATAATGTCCAACTGGACAAATTGGAAAATTACCACTTTCTGATGGGTCACCACCAGTACTAATAACTACAGTATTGTTAGCATTGTTTTGATCTTTCATCCTAACACTTTTAGAAGTATGCATCGCAATACCTAATTGTATTGGTCTACCTGTAGTATTCTGATACCAAGTATTGTTACCTCTACTTATACCAGATCCGTTCCAATACCATCTTTGGATATTATTATCAGTATCACCAGCATTACCATAATACTGAACTCCTATATCCATATGGGTTTGGGTGCCAGCATTTTTAAAATTAAGTGACATTTCAATTACTCTCAAACTCCGACCAGGTTCTATAACCTGTTGTTTTATAGTCATCACCATGTTTTACGATAAAACAATTTGATGCTTCTGATGGATCACCACCAGTCGCCATAATAGTAGTACCATTACCACTACTAGCAGTTCTCACTGAAATACTCTTAGAAGTAAACATTCCAATACAAACCATCATTGGTCTACCAGTACTATTACTATACCAAGTATTGTTATTTCTAGCAGGACCATCAGTGCCTCCTAAGTTACGTTTTCTTTTCCATAAACCAGGAGATGTATTTGTTGCTATTGGTGCGTTAGCTTGAGCATAATTAGCACCACCTTGATTGTTATTTTTAAAACTTATTCCCATTAGTAGAGTTCCCTCCATCTTCTATTACCATTAGCACAATAATAATGTCCTGGAGGAACAATAAAAGCATTAAGACCTTCAGAATAATCACCACCTAACATAGCAACTCTTCTTTTATTGCCAGTTGTAGATCCAATCCATACACATTGATTCCTAAACATAGCAATACCAATTTGAATTGGATGACTCTGAGTATTTTGATAGTTTGTTCCAGTACTTCTACTCGGACCTCTCCATCTTATATTATCCATACCAAATCCACCAGAAGTACCTTGACATCCAGCATAGTTATTGTTGCCAGTATTATCGTAAAAAATAGTCATTCTTTAATTTCGGTGAGATTAAATTTGTACTTTTTACCATTTCGATTATTTATCAAGAATAAATCTTCCTCACCCTCTTGTATTGTCCATTCACCCCATGTTCCGTCTACATCATTACCTCCTTTATCTTTTTTAGACTCATTTGAAAGTTTAAGGTCATTAATATAAAGATTATTCCAACGATTACCTGAATTACCTAAGTCATAAGTATCTCCTAGATTAGGAACCCAACTTTTACTAACCATCATATTAGTACCATCCGCGAAGATTCTTCCTGAATTATCAACAGTTGAACCATCTGAAACATGAAAATCAATATATCTACCAACTTCCATCACACCATCAGCAGCAACCCATGGCATAACACCATATCTATTTCCAGATGATGAAGGAGGCATACTATGGAAATTACCATTAAAATTACCAGTATAAGAAGTGGCATATAAATCACCACTACTGGAATTAAAGGTTAAATTAGTTCCTGTCTTAGGACCTAAATCTCCAGTTGCAGCAGTAACAAATACAGGAAAGCAAGTTGTATCACTACTTTCATCAGCAACAGTTATTGCATTCGCAGTTCCTCCTCCTCCTGTTGGTTTTTGCCATCTTTTCTTAGCATCATTCCACTCATATGTTATACCATCATAAGTGTAAGTATCGCCATCACTAGGGCTATTTGGAAAATTTAAAGCCATAACTTATATTTTTTTAAGTATTTATTCATTCTATTAAATATTTGGAAGGTTTTGGTTCATATGAAAATAGAGTAGCAATTAAAACTATTCTAGGTAAATTTTCAGGTAATTCCAAATAATGCTCTCCAGTAAATAACATACATTTATCTTCTTCTGGTTCAACAGACTCATTTTCTATAAAAGTTTTACCTTTATTATTTGTTGTTAGATATAATAAAAAATTATAATGTGGAAAATCATGATCCTGATGGGGCATTGATAATTGACATCCAACACATGGATAAGTTAAATTTACACACATTCTTAAATAAAACCATCTATTTAAAAATGGTACATCATTATTCAAAATTATTTCATCAACAACATTTATTGCTAAATCAGTTTCTGAAGAAACATGCTTAGTAAATCTAGAATGTTCTGGTCTATATAAAATAGCATGACCAAAAAAGGGTTGATCTATATGTCCATATGAATCTGGGACTCTCATGTCTGCA